AATCTTTTGCTTCATATAGGATGACGTTCTCTGCCTTATTTGTCGTTGTATCTAATTCATATGACTGTAAGGTGTAAAAATTATAGTTTGATCCATCTGCGTCTGTTCCAGTAAACTTGGAGTATTGTGGTATTCTTGCCGTCAAGTTTTCAACATCAACTGTTGCTCTAGCGGCAACTGATGCTCGAACAGTGAATCCAAGAGGTTTAGTTATGGATATCAAAGATTCCATTCGTTGTGCAGTATCAAGATACAGTTCATTCGCAATCATGTTTGAATAAAAACCATAATACATGGTATTATATGTGAGAGCATCAATCAAAACATTTAAAGCGGACGAGGTAAAATCTAAATCACTCAGAGGACTATCTGTTCTCTGAAGATAGTTAATTATACTTTGTTTGATTCCCTCGTATGTTAAATTACCAAGTTGAATAGAGGAGTCTGATAAAATGGTTCCCTCGGCTGCCGTCGTTTCAGTGGAGTCACCATTTCCATTTCTATAAACGTTTGAGCCCCCAGAACTTGTTTGTGTGGTATGATATGACATTAGATAGCCCTTATAAGTTCGATTTGAGCAGACCTTGTCTGTGCCCCATCTGGCTCACCGACTAATCTGTAGTTTAAATTTAATATTACGTTATTTGAATCCATTCTAGACTCATCAATTTCAATTGATTCAAAAACCACTCTTGGTTCATATAAACTAAGAGCATACTCTAATCTTGTTGAAAGAGAAGCGACAGCCTCCGGAGTTAAATTTTCAAAGAGAAACTCCGTGATCCCCCCACCAAATCCTGGCAGAAATGGTTTTTCGCCGGGTGTGGTTAACACTAAATTTTTTATCGCTTGCACGATTGAGTTTTGATCTCTTTTTATACCAATAGCGAACGGGGAATCGTCTCCGACTCTTGTGAACGCAAGATCAAAATCAGTGAACCTATTTCTAGTTGGGATTTTTTCAGCCATTTTTCCTCCGTTTTATGTATCACTCCTGTGTGTAAATCGGATCAGTAATATCATTTGGATCTTGCGGGGTGCTATCTCTAAAGCAAGTAATACCCATCATGTGAGTCCCTAGACGAATGTTGTGTTTTATGGAGCCAATCAACCATTTACCAGCCGACCTCTTGCTCGGATGTTTGTTATCTATGGGTTGTGGATTGACAACCTCGATAATCTGACCGGGACGAAGCGAAAGATCGCCGGGTAGAACACCAATTGCTTTCTGCGTTGTGAGTTGCATCATTTGTGCATCTCGACGAAGTGGTGCTTCATTTGGTGTGTCCCAGAAAGTCGCATACGTTCTTGATGCCTCTAAGTATTCTGCAAAGTTTTCTCCCTGCTCTGGGCAGTTGCAACTATTTGATGCGTTGGGATCAGAGTAAATACATCCAAGGTAACTGTCTCCGAGTTTTTCCTCAATTAAGGAACACTCATCAATTTGAGATTCTAATTCTGCAATTTCTTGCATTGTTGGTTCCTTGAAGTCCTCTTCAGTCAAAACGCCAAGAAGTTGCAAATATCGGTTCGTTAATTTTTCAATGAATGATTCCTCATCCTCCCTCTCCTCCAAGTATCGCTCATAGTCTAAAACATCTGGACGAAGTTCTTGCATCGGACAGTTGATGTATGGATCATAGTCATCCTCTCCTGTATCTGGTGGTGCGATTACAGGACCGTCTGGGTTTGCACATTCATATCGAGAACATAAACTAGATTTGTTTCTTCGTGCGAACACGACAAATTGTCCAGAGAAGTTTCTCTCTAAGTCGTGAATGTAATCGTCAAGTTTTACATCGTCTAATGTTGTGGCATTTTCTGGTGGTGTAAACACGCCATACTCGGACTCACCGGAAATATCAAACTTCCAAATATATTCTTCCGGAGAAAAAACATCAACATCTTCTGGTGGTGGGAAGTTTTCCTCATTGTAACTCCATAACATTCCAAAGTCCGAAACGAAGCCGTTTCTAACGAAACCAGAGCCACCCCAAGCATATCGTTGATACGATCTTTGTTCAAGTAAAGAAAGTTTGGTTTCACCTTGATATGAATTTGTGTTTACAAACTGCTGATAATCACCGTCATGCCAAATTGAACTTTGGAAATGTTGTTCAAACAAAACGTCCGGACTAATACCACTCATCGGTGCTTTGAATGAATGCCACGACGATGGGAGTCTCTCGCCGGGAACTGGTAAGTTGTTAAATGAAACGTGAGCCCACTGATTCTCCTCCGTCACCGTTCGGTAGAATACGTTTAGTGGGTCGTATGCCTCTGACTCAACTGCTTTAATCGGATAAAGAACTGGCTTAGTCCCAGACTCATAAAGGTGATCTTTCCATTTGTCTGTTCGTGTTACGGCAACATCAAATCCAAAGGGATCAACACCAATAACACTCATGTTGTAATTTGCAGACTGTCTACCAAATGGCCCAGCAGTTAACTGCACGATATAAGGTGCATAATACTCTGTTCCTGCATC